CCACGTTCTGCCAGCAGTTCGAAGCTGGACTTGAGCGTGGGTATCTGTCCGCATCAGACTTCCCTGGTTTTAGGAAGCATGGGTCAATCCCCGCGTTTCTTCAGGGTATGACCGGACACCTTTTTGACCGAGAGACCGGGAGGTTACTAGATGAAGTCCCCGATGCAGCGACAATCGTCGAGTCGGTCAGAGCAATCTGCCTTCTCTTCAAGAAAGTCGAACTCGCCTGTACCCCCGAAAGGGAGCGGGCGGCGATCGAAAACTTCGTTCAAGTTGAGCGCACCAACAAGATCTTTGACTCGGAGCTCGATCCTCTCCTCAGCAGTAAATTCGCTGAGGTTTCGGATTTGCTTTGGACTCGCATGTTGGGTCCTTTACGACCTGACGTGCTGGTACCTAGGCACGGCCCCGGAGCCACCGCCGAGCGTATTTCAGGTAATCAGAAATATACTTGGCAGTACTGGTACGAACGTCTCGAACCTTATTTCCCTTTTCTGGGCAACGCCTACAGCGTTTTAGCTGCAGGAGAGGAAGTATTCGAGAAGGTCACGTTCTTGCCAGCGGAACAGGAGTTTCCTGTAAGGGTCACTCTTGTTCCGAAGACCTTGAAGGGACCACGCATCATCGCGATCGAACCTGTGTGCATGCAGTACGCGCAGCAGGCGATTCAATCCGCCCTTTACAAGCGAATTGAGTCCTACTGGTTGACTCGAGGTCATGTGAACTTCACGTCACAGGCCATCAACCAACGACACGCGTTGAGGTCGTCGAAGACGCGCCAATGGGCAACCATTGACTTGTCCGATGCCAGCGACAGGGTAACCTATCGTATGGCAAAGGTCATGTTCCGCAGCAACCCGGACCTCTGGGATGCTGTGGATGCGTGTCGATCGACAGGCGCGATATTGCCTGACGGCCGGGTTCTCCGGCCGTTGAGCAAATTCGCGTCGATGGGTAGCGCTCTCTGTTTTCCGGTAGAGTCAATGTACTTTTACACTTTATGTGTTTTGGCTCTGCTGGATTACAGAAACCTCCCGTACACGTTGCGCAATGTCCGTAAGGTCACGCGCGACGTCTTCGTCTACGGAGATGACTTAGTCGTCCCCGTGGACGGTGCGGACGCGGTTCTCGATTACCTGCAGAAGTACAACTGCAAGGTAAACGTCAGCAAGACTTTCGTAACCGGAAGGTTCCGCGAGTCGTGCGGCGTAGATGCTTATTGCGGGCACAGGGTCACCCCTGTGTACCTCCGCAAGATGCGTCCTGAGAACCGGCAGCAAGCGTCAGAGCTAATCTCGTGGGTGGCAACCGCCAATCTCTTTTACCTAAAAGGATATTGGCGAACAGCCTCTCTCATGTTCTGCACATGTGAGAAGATTCTGGGGCCCTTGCCCTACGTCTCCACTGAGAGTTCTGCGCTTGGGAGGATATCTTTCCTCGGTTACGTGACCGCTGAGAAGTGGTTACGTAAATACCAGTGCTTCCAAACGAAGTGCTGGGTTCCGAAGACTGTCTATCGCAGTGACGAG